CTGTCAGGTTGACTTCACGAATATGATCACCTGAACCTAAACCAAGACCAATATCATTACCAACACCCGAACCTGCTTTTGAACCAAGCACCTCACCTGCTGATGTGATATATGACCCTGAAAAAGTGGAGTCAATGTTATTGTACCCCAATTCAGTAGAGTTGGCTACATATGTCCCAAATGATGTACCTGCTCTAAATCTCAATGCAAATGCAAGTCCAACTGGCCCTGTTAATGGCTGAACACCAACTAACTGATGAGCTACCAATTCAGGGAATGTTCTTCGAACCATCGGTACAGCAATTTTATGAAACATACCTGAAGTAGGATAGGTTGCACCATCAATACCTCTACCATCTCCTGCCCCTATTGAGTCTGCTCCTGTACCCCAACCAACTGTCTCCATAAGGAAGTTATGTTGGTTTTCAAGCATGATTGCAGTAGACTTTTTTACTCTGTCAGATTTGATTTCGTCACCCTCTTTCAGAACTGCATCCCACTTTTTTACTAAATCTCTAATATTCATAAGTCTTACCTCCTGTTTTATTATACTCTTACTAAACAGTTTGGTTTTTACAGTTTATTTTCCTTCAGAACAGAAACGTATGTCTTTAAATGAGTATTGAAAGGATTACTATCATCATCGTCTTCATCTAAATTTTCGTCTTCGTTAATGACTTTGCCCTTTCCCTTTTCATCAGACTCATCTTTCTTGTCCTTTTTCTTCTTCTTCTTTTTATCATCATCATCATCATCATCATCGTTATCATCATCATCATCATCATCTGACTTATATGCTTCAACGATCATGTCAAACTTTCTGTCAATTTCACTTCGGTCAGTAACACCCTCTAGCATCTGAAAAACGTGTGTCTTCTGTCCCTCTGTGAGACCATCAGATTTTCTTCGAACATAAAGTTCTGCTGCTAAATCTTGTGCATCTTGGGTTACGTCTAATTTACCAGAAATAGACTCATCTAGTTCTTTTCGTAGTCTCTGAATTTCTGCTTTAGCTTCTTTCAATAAAGCTTTGACTTCCTCATCCAATAGACCTTCATCAACTCCAAGTCGAACCTTGAACTGCTCAATCAGATCAGCATAAAGTTCACCCTTACGTGCATACTCAAGAACCTTATCAGGGATAGTCAATTCTTGTTCAAGAATCTCATCTACAAAATTTGAAAACTTAGAAGTGATATCTTCTTTGTAAGTATCAAATTTTTCCTCATACTGCTCAATAAGTTTATCCTTTTCTGATTGTAGCTTCTCGTCAAGTGCTTCTTTGGCTTTAAGTTCAATCAAAGTTTCCAACTTCTCTTTGATTGCTTGCTGTTCTTTCTCATCCAATTTCTGTACACCTAACATTTCAAGAAGTTTTTCCATAAGCTATATACCTCCTATATTGATTTCCTACTATATATTTATAGTATTTATATAAAGTGAACAAAAAAAGCCCAAATATTAGAAATAATCCAACACTTGAGCTTATCTTAAATTTTACTCTGAATATGATTAAAATATTTCATCTAATAGTCGTTGAACTTCATGATCTTGTAATGTTGCAATGATGGAAGCACCTATCACAAGTGATATAGCTGTACCTCTCCCGGCTGTTAGTTGTTCTTCACTGAAATCCTTTGCCATGCCATTTAAGTCTTTATAGGTTCGTGGTTTCATGCCTTCAGGCCAAACACGGAAGGTCAACTTGATATTTTTTGCTTTAACCTGTTCATCTAATTCAGTTTCTTCAGGCATCAATTTCTTTGCTGCTTTATCTACTGATGGTTGCTTTTTGGAAAAAGATTCAGCTTCCTTTTTACTCTTATATCCACTTGAAACAGGCATCCAGTAGGATTTTCCCCCTGATCTTATATCACCTAATGCATACCATAATTTATCACTTGGATTTTGAGCTACTTTATATTTTGCTTCATTAAGAATGGTTGTTTTATATACATCAAGAATCTTTTCGTTTAATTCATCCATGATTGCTCCTATTTAAACATAGCTTTGGACATTTTATATATCCAACTAGCTTGATCTTTTGAAAAGCCTTTATTCTTTTCATATGATTTCTTCATGCCCATTGCCATTTTATAAACATCTCCACCATCTTTTTTAGTAGACCCAATGATAGCATCAAGAGTCTTCTTGGCATCGGCTGTTGCATCTTCCGTTATTAATGAGGGATTAATAACCTTCATATAAGCTTCTTGAATTCTCTCATTTACATCTGAACTTTTAAAATCTCTATTTAATCTTTCTGGATATAGTCTCATTTTTTTACTCCTTAAACTAATTTTTTTAAAGCAGTAACATCATCATACTCAATCATTAGATGTAAAAGTGCTCCTGCTGCTTCAATTACTGAAAAGAGTGCTCTGCCAGCACTACTTTTCTTTTTATGTATTGCATGAAATTCCTTTTTTCCCTTTTCTTTATAAATTGCATAATCACCATACATACTTATTGTATTGGTTCCTATGTCATTCATATAATCACCAGTGACTTGTTTTAAAAAGTCCATTTCAATCTTTTTAATAAGCTTATCCCTGAATTTCCAATCTATTTCAACAAAAATATATGTATTTCCACCACCCAAAATATTACCAAAATCATCCCTGTGTACACGTTCTTTACTACTACCAATTTCTTTTATTTTGTTGTAGAATGGTAATGCTTTAGGTGATTTTATTTCAACACGAACTGAAGAACCCATACTATAATTATGTGCCTTTACAGCTACATCTCTATTAGTAAGTTTAAATCTCTTTTTAATCTCATCACGAATAAACTTTGCTTCAGTTGTTGCTTCCACTAGGATATCTTCATTTGATTCATTCAAATCAAAATCACCTATTTTACTTGCTGTTTTTCCTTTGGTTACAGCTAATCTTACCTTTTTAGCCCCAGGAAAATCTTTCATATTTTCTTTGGCTTTTTTTACAGCATCAGAAGTATTTTTTGCTTTTACTCCAACACCTGATTTTGCACCTGAATATATTACTTTACCATTAGAATCTAAAAATGTTACTTCATATTCAGCTTCCATTAACATATTTTCATATGCTTCTTGGATTTTATCAGGCTTATCAAGGCTAGATTCTCTTTTTATTGTGTTTTCATATAGTGCCATTTTATAATTCCTCTACTTCTATTGTTCTGGTCTTAAATTTTACAATAGAATCTTTATATTTTTTCTTTATTAAGTCTTCAATAGCATCAATTTTGCTAAAATTATCCATATCTTCATCATCAATAAAGTCAGAAAGATGAAATATTATCTTTCTTTTAACCTCTATTTTCTTGACTTTAATAGAAAAGAGTTTTTCAACAGCACTCTTTACTTGTGTTTCAGAAGATTCATTGATAATGGAATTCTCATATGCTTCTTGTATTTTTTCTTTTTCAAACATTATTTTCCTTTCAGTAAGGTCATATCTGTTTCTCTAAACCAAGTTCCACTTTTACCATCTAATGTTCTACAGTATATGCCACCTTGACCATTGTTTTCTATAACTTTAAATTCAATTCCAGTTTTTTTATTTGCTACTATATCACCTTCATTGAATTTTTTCTTTGCTTCTCCTAAGTATTTTTCAACCAAATTATTCATTTTTGGCATACTTCCCCCTAAACATCCAAATATTTCATGACTGCTAAAGACATAGCATCAAATAATTTGTCATATGCTATTTTTTCTTTTTCAAACATTATTTTTTCCTATTCATTACCGTCAAATCAATCAAAAGTCTTGATAGGTTTTTATGATGTTTGCTACTCAGTTTTCCTTCTTCCACGAATTTTTTTATTGCTTCTATAGAATCTTTAACATGATTAATAGCTTGATTCACATATTCAGTCATTCCCATTCCTTCACCTATAGAATTAAGAGTATCCATCAGATAACTAAAATATGCTTTTTGAGCTTCTTTAATTTCATCTTCTGTAGGAGAAGTTTTAAGAGTTGCCATTCCCGGCAAAGCAAACGTCTGACCTTCATAAATACCGTTAACCCATGAAGGATTATTACTTGGATCAGTTACCAAATCCCATGTAATCAAATGAAAGTCTTCATTGACATATCCATCATCTCCAACAGTTCCTAAACCTCTTGAGCTAATCCCCATCTGCCCTTCATTTACTAATGTTTTTGCAATAAGGCCCATAGGAGTATCAAGAATCTTAGATTTACCGTATAAATCATTGCCCCTCCATTCTAATTGAGTAGTTCTAAGGGCAATCTTATCAGGATTGACTTCAGGATTAGGTGGATGGCCCAACTCTCCCCAAAGACATTTTTTCTCAATTTTTTCTTGAACTTTTTCTACTTCTCTTTCAAGAATGCTTTTTTTATACATTCTTTTGTTGTTATTTAAAAGTTCAGCACTAGAAAAGATACCTACAGCATACATTGCTTTATCTTTGCCCTCTGAAATTTCAAAATCATAACTCATTTCTGTAATAAGTTTCATTTTATTTATTCTCCCTCATTATCTCCCTTATTTCCATCATCATCTGTTTTATCAGGAACAGGACTAATAGGATTTGTTAATTCGATTTTATTCTGTAGGAAAACATCTCTTTTCCCTGCTATCTCTTTAGAAATTATTTCTTTTGCATCCACATATTCGTCATTTTCAAAATGATCCAATGCTTTTCTAATTGCTGTTCTATCCATCACATTATTCTCCTTATTTTTTTACTTTTTTATGCCCACCAAGAGCATATTTGAATGCAGTCTCCATATGAGCAAGAGTCCTTAGTTGTTTCTTATATTTTTCAGAATAGCTACTATCACCAACACCTGATACCTTATAGCTTCCAAAACTTGGTTGTTCCCCATATGTTTCCATATGTGCTTGTTTTTGAACTTCACTCCATTTTTTCTTTAATTCTGGAATGATTTTTTCAAGTGCTTTAGATTGTTTCAAATGATCAAATCCATCACCCATAAGATTCTTTAGCATTATAGCTCTTTGTTTATCACTAAGAGCAGGAGCACTAACTGATGCTTTGGATATATTGAATCCTTTGAATCCAAGAGCTTTAATATCTAATGCTTTTTGATATTTCTTAAAATCATCAAATACGCTTTTGGGAATACCTTCTATTTTATCGGTATATGAATCTGATTCTCCTAAATATTTATCTAATAAATGATTCAAATTATTCATTTTTTTCCCCTCTTTTAAACTCTACTCTTTATTTTCTTTTCAAGTTTATCAAGTTCTTTTCTCAAAGGAACTAATTCTGTTATTTTAATTTGAATACCTTCCTTCCTTGCAGTAGGTACTATTTCAGAAATGGCATCCCATGCATCAGAAAATGCTGTATTAATATCAGATTTAGTCAATTCATCAATTCTATTTATTAAGTTCATTTTTAACCTCTAAGATTATTAAATTACGTTCTTCATATGCTTTCTTATGACTTGAAAGATATCAGTATGCAGCTTATTATATAAAGCATTATATTCACTTGCATCCATACCTGCCAATCCTTGAGTTTTAACTTGATCTGCTTGCTTTAGTTGAGAAACAGCTACATTTTTATCTCCTATAAGATATCTTGCAAACATATCTGCAATTGATATTAAAGCTGGATGGCTTGCTTCATTTACTTTCGGTTCATCTTTTAAAGCTTTTTCTAAAAATTCATTTAATGTACTTGGCATTATTCATCCCCCATTTTTATACCCTCATAAATTTATTTATATATTTTTTACCATTTTGATCCACCACCACCTTCTTCTTCGGCTAATCCAAGTTTAATATCTTTTGCTTTACCATCAACATTAGCTTGTATTTCTTCATCATCCCATTTAAGATATCGTTTCATTAGGTAGTATTTGCTGAATTCGGGTCTATCGGCAAGCTGTTGATAATTGGAAAATCTTGAATCATTAAACATCTGTTCCATCTGTTCTTTATATTTAGATGGAGGATTCATAGTAACTGATAATTTTTTATTTGTAAGCTCATAAGGTTTCTTCATTTTTTTGAATTCTAAATGAAGTAGGAAGGTATCAGTAAGAGTAGTGCATATTCTTTTTTGTTGTCTTTCTAAAAATTTAGCCCATTTGATTTCATCTCTTGAAATTTCGGAAGTTTGTCCTTGACCATACATTACTTCCCCTTCCCTTCCTTCTTGTCCTGCTGTTACCCTTGACCCCGGATACTTTAAAGCTCTATAAAGCTTTTTCTGGAAGTAGTAAACATCATCAAGCTCCGAAAACATATTAGTATTGCCACCAATAGTAT